ACATAATTCATACAGGACATTCACCATCTAAGAACAAAACAAGGATATTATTGAATGCAGTTTTCCAAGTATAAATACCAATGTAAGAAGTGTCACAACCCATGAAGACGTATCAAGATTTCATGTTAGAATGCTCTGAGATAGAGGAGAGTAGTCTAAGCAGAATCAAAAGTAAATCCGATAAGGGAGGACTTGCTATCCTTTCAGGGTCTAGAGGTGACAAATCAAAGAAAGAAAATAAGGCAAGAGCAAAGCAGTTAGATAAAGATATAAAAGGTAAGGGACTTCCTGGTGCAACTAAAGCAACTGGAAGATGGGATGAGACAGATGAGAAGACTGGAAAGAAGACAAAGGTTAAAGAGCGTAGTCACATTGTTTCCTCTGGTAAAAAGGGTAAGAGAAAATTTAAGAAAGCAGTTAAAGCTCTAGGTAAGAAGTATGGTCAAGATGCTGTGTTGACACAAACGAAAAAAACTGGTACACTATCAGCAACTAGGAAAGGAGGATTGGGTAAAGATAAGAGAGTTAAAGCTGGTAAATTTAGAGCAGGTAGGACAGGTGAAAATGATACCAAAATTAAGAACAAGACCTTTACTTATGAAAAATGACAAACAAACTTTATGATGACTCCAACTGGAGACAAGAATACAAGAGTTACACTAGTAACCAAAGGCATCTAGAATTGCTTGAGAATGGACCTAAGAGTCTTTCTCAATCATGGGTAATGCAAGCATTGTATGGACAATGGAAAAAGATGAAAGGATATGATAAGTTAGATCCAAAGGAGAATGAAGGTCAATTGCAGTCATCTATGAAAGAGTTTTTTCAAAAAACTAAAGATCAAGGTATCTAAATGGCAACTCAGACTGATGTATACTTAGGTAATCCCAACCTAAAAAAAGCAAACATTGCTCAGAGTTTCACTAAAGAAGAGATACAAGAGTATTTGAAGTGTGCTGATGACCCTGTTTATTTTATTAGAGAATATATTAAAATTGTTTCTCTAGATGAAGGTGTCATACCTTTTACCATGTACGATTTCCAAGCAGAGATGGTTGAGAAATTTCATGATAATAGATTCAATATAGCAAAACTTCCTCGTCAGTCTGGTAAGTCTACTATTGTTACTGCATATCTATTATGGTATGTGCTTTTTAAAGATAATGTAAATGTCGCAATCCTCGCAAACAAAGCAGCCACTGCAAGAGAAATGTTGGGCCGCCTACAACTTTCTTACGAAAATCTCCCTAAATGGTTGCAACAGGGTATTCTCCAGTGGAACAGGGGTTCACTCGAATTGGAAAACGGCAGTAAAATCTTGGCTGCTTCTACTTCTGCTAGTGCTGTACGGGGTATGTCCTTTAACATTATATTTCTGGACGAATTCGCCTTTGTTCCGAACCATATTGCTGAACAGTTTTTTAGTTCTGTCTATCCTACTATTACTTCTGGTAAATCAACAAAGGTTATTATCATATCTACCCCACATGGGATGAATATGTATTACAAGCTCTGGCATGATGCAGAGCGTGGAGCAAATGACTATATACCTACAGAAGTACATTGGTCTCAAGTTCCTGGCAGAGATGCCAAGTGGAAAGAAGAGACTATTAAAAACACATCCGAAGCTCAGTTTAGAGTTGAGTTTGAATGTGAATTCTTAGGATCTGTAGATACTCTTATTAGTCCTAGTAAACTAAGGACTATGGCGTATGGAGATCCAATTACACAAAATAAAGGACTGGCAGTTTATGAGCGATCTGAAGAAGGACATCAATACATTATCACCGCAGATGTTGCTAGAGGTGTATCTGGAGACTATAGTGCGTTCTTGGTGGTTGATACAACTACAATACCATACAGATTAGTTGCTAGGTATAAGAACAATGATGTTAAACCAATACTGTTTCCAAACATTATTGTAGATGTTGCTAAGAATTATAACCAAGCATTTATATTAGTTGAAGTAAATGACATTGGTGGACAAGTTGCTGATATTATTCAGTATGATTTAGAATATGAAAACCTTTTGATGTGTGCCATGAGAGGTAGAGCAGGACAACAACTAGGTCAAGGATTCTCTGGCAAGAAAACTCAAATGGGTGTGAAGATGAGTACAGCCGTTAAACAAGTTGGTTGTTCAAATCTTAAAGTATTAATTGAAGATGATAAGTTGTTAGTGCCTGATTATGATTGTATTGCGGAATTGACAACATTCATTCAGAAAGGAACTAGTTTCCAAGCAGAAGAAGGATGTAATGATGACCTAGCAATGTGTATGGTCATATTTGCTTGGATGGCTATGCAAGAATATTTCAAGGAACTAAATGATAATGATGTTAGAGCAAGGATATATAAAGATCAAAGAGATGCTATTGAACAAGATATGGCTCCATTTGGATTTGTAGATGATGGATTAGATGATGATACTTTTGTTGATGCCCAAGGAGAGGTGTGGCAAAATGCGGAATATGGAGAGAGATCTTATATGTGGGAGTACAGGTGAGCACTTCAAAAATATAAATAATCCTAGACACAGGTTTAGTTGACCATTTACTAGGGGTATTATCAAGATGAGTGCATCCAATCAACTATCGCCAGGTGTAGTTATACAGGAGAGAGACCTGTCTACAGTAACTACTCCATCAGCGTTTAATGTAGGAGTTATGGCAGCTCCATTCAACAGAGGCCCTGTTGAAGAAATTACAAACATATCTTCCGAAAGACAATTAGTTGATATATTTGGTGAGCCAGATGATCAGAATTATGAGTATTGGTATACTGCTTCGCAGTTCCTAGCATATGGTGGTACTTTAAAAACCATTAGAATCGCAAGTGATACTCTCAGAAACGCAGTAAGCGATGCTCAAACAGCAGAATTAATTAAAAATCTACAAGCATACGAAACTACCTTTGAAGGTAGAGGTGGCACGACTTGGAATTGGGCTGCTCGTACTCCTGGAGCATTAGGTGATTCAATTGGTATATTCGTAACCGATGCTGGACCTGATCAAATTGCTGTATTACCTGCACCTGGAACTGGTAACGAGCATGAGTTTGTTGCTGATGAAGCAATAACTGCATCTTCTGGTGCTGCTGCTAGAGTTTATAAGTATGCTCTTAAACTAACTTTAACATCTGTAGTTAGCAACTTTACTGCTGGATCTACTGCAACAATTACTATTGGTGGTAGTGGTCAAACTGTAGATGTCCTAGCATGGGATGCTGCTAACAAAAAACTAGAAATCGGATTACAATCTGGTGGTGTTACTGGTATCATTGCTGATTCATCTGACACTATTGCTCAAGGTGGTGCTTCTGCAACGATTGCAACAACCGAGCGTCTTCTTTATGTTGGTTTAGATGCTTCAAGTATTGCTTTTGCTGCTGCTGATAGTATTCAAGATACTAACTCAACTGCTGTTGCAATTTCTGCAGTAAGAACTGAGTATTCAGAGCGTGAGTATCTTCCTGGTGTAAAATGGATCAACGTTGCTCCACGTCCAGGCACTTCTTTATATGCTAATGGCATTGGTGGAAGTGATGATGAGTTACATATTTTAGTTGTTGATATTGACGGAAAGGTAACAGGAACACCTGGTGCAGTATTAGAAAGATATATTTCAGTATCTAAAGCATCTGATGCTAAGACATCTGTTGGTGAAGTTAACTACTACAAAGAAGTAATTAAGCAAAAGTCCAATTATGTTTATTGGGGTAAGCACGAAGTTGCTGCACATCCAGGAACAAATGGTAACGCTGCTGCTGGTAACTGGGGTCAAGCTGCTGCAAACAGAAGGTTTAATCGTCTTCGCAATGCTGCAGGTTCACAAGACTATCCTGCAGGTGCAACAACTATTGGATCTAGAAATAATGCTACATTCTACTACAGACTTGCTGGTGGTGTAGACTACACAGTTGCTGGTGGAATTATTTCATTGTCAAATACTGACATTGCTGCATCATATGATCTAGTTGCAGACCCAGAGTCACAGACAATTGATTTCATTCTTTCTGGTCCTGCTGGATCTACAAATGAAATTGCTCTTGCTAAAGTATCTACTCTAATGAATCTTGTAGAAGAGCGTCGTGATTGCATGGCATTCTTCTCACCTAAGAGAGGAGATGTTATTGGTATAAGTGATTCTTCTACAATTACAGATAACATTGTTAACTACTTTGATTTACTACCATCATCTAGTTACGCAGTATTTGATTCTGGTTACAAGTATATCTACGATAAGTATAATGATGTTTATCGTTATGTCCCAACTAACGGTGACGTTGCTGGTCTATGTGTCCAAACCACAGAAGTTTCAGAACCTTGGTATTCACCAGCTGGTTTTGCACGTGGTGTTTTGAGAAATGCTATCAAACTAGCATACACTCCAAACAAGATACAGAGAGATACACTTTATGCAAATAGAGTTAACCCAGTTGTTTCCTTCCCTGGTCAAGGTATTGTATTATTCGGTGATAAGACCGCACAGTCATTTGCTTCTGCATTCGATAGAATCAACGTCCGTCGTTTATTCCTAGTTATCGAGAGAGTAGTTGGTACTGCTGCTAAGACACAACTCTTTGAGCAGAATGATGAGGCACAAAGAAATCTCTTCCTCAACATTGTTGAGCCATATCTA